ACACCATTAAAAATATATCAGAAGACGTTATTGTTGCTACAATCCAGACAGTAAGAGATATTGTCTCGCCCATTTTTAATAAATATGCAGCATACTTCAAATACATCAATTATTTTTTATACACAACTTACATCATTTTGTTGTTCGGTTTTTATAATACACTTCCGGAATATATCCCGGTATTAAGAAACATACTACTTTATTCCGCCGTTGTTATTCTTATTATTCGATTCAATACGATTTCGTGGTCAAATCCCAAGTTCGCTATTCTTGGTGGAAGTGTTTTCAGCGATTTTGACAGGCGCCTTATTATGCATACTTGTTTCTTTATTTTAATAACGCATATTCTTTCCGAAACGATTATCAATTATACGCGTTCTCGAGTTTCACAAAATGTTATATTACCCATCAGGTCTGAAATCGTTAATCCTATCCGCAGGTATATCAACCTTCCAGAGGTTTCCGGGGATGGCGGATTCGGCGGCGGCGGCGGCCAATAAATTGACAAAAAAATTGAAATCTTTTGTCAATTCATAACAATACATACGAACGACGACAACGAAGCGTACAAACAATGGAACCCGAGAACAGACAACAACTCCCCCTTATTGAACAGGTAGATGCAGAGATTCAGGCGGATTTAAATACACTAATGGACGTTATGGAAGAAAATCAAACCAAGATACCAGAAGGCGAATACTTGCGCGGAATGAATGCGCTCGGTTCATTACACAAACACTCCCGCACAAAATTAAGCGCTCGTCGCTTCGGATTCGGTGGCGGTGGCGGCGCTTCACTGCAGTGTTGGCTCACGCTAGAGGAAATCGAAGAAACCGACGAAGATCTCTACGACGACATTATGGAAGTAGCCGAGGATATCGTCTTTGAATTGTGTGGCGAAGAATCCAGTCTCTTCTCCGAAGAAGATATAAATCTCGTTCATCGCGGCGACGAACGCGATGTCTTTCGCGCCCTCGTAAATTACAAACCCGTCGAAGGAAACGCCGGATATGAAACCACCCCGATTGTACTTCATCACGCAATTCAAGTCATTATGGAGCGATTATTCGATGATACCATCTACGAACTTGACATCGTTCGTCCTGTAAGTTGCCAGTGTGGATGGCGCGGAACACAAGGCAACTGGGACCGGCACCTGTCAAACGCACGTCATCTACGCTGGGTCAATACAGAACGCGAACGGAGAACTGCCGAGGAATTGTGCGATGCACGACTGCGAGTCGTCGCCCGTCGAGAGCCTGGAATCGTATACATTGACGAAATGCATTCTACTCCCGCCGTCAGGACCGCAATTGCTGAAGTAGTTGCCGCGGCAGAATTGACCGGCGACCGCGTTGTATTCGTCAATGCTCACGGAAATATGTCTTGGTTTGCTGCCTAATTTAATCTTTTGCGGACGGTCTTATTCCGCATATTTTTTATTGCACTATTCTTGTCAACCACCACCATATATCCCGCCGCCCTTGGCCGCACTATTCCCGGATTTTTTGCACTCATATTTTTTTTAGACGACGTGCGTTTTCTCATCGTATGCAATGACCGCGCTTCAGGGTCTATCACCCCCTCTCGGAAAAACCGCTGAAGATGATATAATATATACTTGCTTATTATTTCGTCAATCTCTCTCGGATTGACATTTTTTTGCCTCGCCTTTGCATCATAATCCGCGAGACCAGCCCATTTTATGAATAAATTATGCAACTCAATAGAAAGAATCTGCTTTTTCGCAGCAGACGTTATTCCCGGCAGAATCGTCGGGGTACTCATCTTGTCAAATACGTCTCGATATAATGCACTGTTTAAAAATCGGATAATAAACACCTCAAACGGAATATACGAATAATACGGTTGCAACTTAATATAATATACTCGCTCATCCACCATTTTAGGATGTTCTACATCATCCAAAAAACAGATTTCAATATCGGCAGGTAAACGGCCACAACGAATAAACTCATTCACGGTTTTGTGTTTTGTCGTTCGTTGCGGAAAAGACGACGACGACGACGACGACGCTTCATTATTCGGTTTAAACCCGCCAATGGTATGATCGAAGAGGGGGGGAATAATTGCCAATTCGTCTTTGCCGGCTGAACCAGGATTCGCAGTTGATGCAACATAACCACGCAACTTATACTCAAAATATTTTCGAATATGCCCAACCCATTTATCCGGACCCATATTGTTCGTATATATCATAACCTTACTACAAATACCCGCATTCTTCTTTTTACGAATATAATCCAATATACGCACCATATTCGGTCTTATGATTTCTGGATACAAATCAATCAAATCGTTGAAATGATTGTACATAATATCCGGTTTGTTGAAATATTCTCCTAATACGTGTCCAAATATAGAAAATTGCGTGAAATTGCCGAGCGTTTCATCCACATCAAACGCAACGACCTTATGTTTCATTATTATTTAATAATCTTACATTATATCAATAATATAAATATTGAAATCATAGCGCGAAATGACAGTTAAATACGGCGACGGCCACGACGGCCACGACGATGATGATATCGACGAAGATATGAAATTAACACGTAAAGACTATCTTCATATTATTCGTAATTATAGCGACGGTCCTACCGCATATAGAAACAAAAAGAAGATGTCTCTTAAAAACCGCGCTCACCAAATTTTAGCCCAAAAGCTGTGTCGGTGTATACGCCCCCTCAAACCCGGCACACAACGCACCAGTCGTCGTATTGCATATTGCACACAATCCATATTCAATAACAATGGTCTGCGTATTCACGGGTTTCGCTGCACGACCAAAACCGGTAAAAATCGACCCAGATTAACGCGTGATATAACAAAGGTCGCGGAATAAACAGAACCAATAATCAGTTAGACTCCCCGCCGCCATCGCCCCCGCCATCGCCCCCGCCATCGCCCCCGCCATCGACATACTCTACCACCCGTAATATCAATAACTCCTCTTTACTCAAACGCTGAAATACCACATTTAGTTCAAACTTAATATTAAACACAAAATGTTTGACATTTCGTATCGTTATATTATGTATCCCCTCCTCTATATTTTCACGAACACGGAATAATGTCCCGCCAAGTGTTAGATATGGCCGCGTCTCGAGAGAACGTAATGGAATCCAACGAATCAATTGATTATGTTTCAAATCGTGTGGACTTTCTATAACTCGATACATTTGTAGTTTACGCTCAAACTCCTCCATTTTCTCCGGAGTTAAACTCATTGACGAGAGAATTTCGCGCCTCCTCGCCGCTATCTTCTTCAACGTTGTACCCGCTATCGTGTTATTCTCTGCATTATTCATCGCAGATAATATCGCATTAATATCCAGCGGAAATGTCGGTTCATCTAACACCGATTGCAATAAGTCATCGTCCGAATTCACAGCATAATCCGTGTCTTTTACACTCGGGTGTATTCTACTAGGGGCGCATTCTTCCTCACTACTTTCAGTTATCGAATCTTCGTCCTCGTCCTCGTCATCGTTCTCGTCCTCACCCTCGTCCTCGTCCTCGTCCTCGTCCTCGTCGCTTGTCGTGTATTTATATCCGCTGTTAGGAACATTCAATAATGCGCCTATATTCATTTCTTCATCTTCTTCATCCGATACCACTACAGCGGCCTCACCTCCGCGTTTAAGCGACCTCGACCTCGACCTCGACCGCGACCTCGACCGCGACCCGGGCCGCCTACCCCCTACGTTCGGCCGCATATACTTCAAATCCACCACTACTATCTTCTTCATACGTATATACCAATACATCGCCTTCTATTTATTATAGATACACCCACACTTCGCGAGACTGTCATTCCCAGTTTTTCACCCATTTTACGGCCACCTTACTGAAAATGAGAGCATATATAGCCGTTATCTTATAACTTTTTGAACAGTCAGTAAGGCGGGGGAACCGCGCGGTTCGGCCTAAAAATGGCACCGGAGGATATCTGCAAAATCGCCTTATTGTAGCCCCGTGGGGTTTTAATGGGTTGGCACTGGAAAACTCGAATTATGCTCTCGTCAGGCTAAATCGCGCAAAAAACGCGTTTTAAAAGTAAAACGGCCAAACCCGAATTTGGACATTTTTGAAAATGGACCATTTTACCCCAATTGTATTTAGCGGGATATATAGCCGTTTTGTTTCTGGTGATGACACTGAATATGGTGTAAATGTTGCCAAAATCTCTAAAGTGACAAATTGCAAGATACTTCCAACGAGGCGGTCGGGAGGACCGTTCCAAACACCCCGCCTTACGATAATGTTCGGTTTTTCATAAGAGAATGGCAACATTTAGACCAATCGATGGTGTGGATGTTGCCGGAGAAGTGGCGAAAACTGGTTTCTCAATAACAAATATACTAAAATATAATAGAGATATATATACACTGATTATAGTCTGAATATAGCCGTTCATAATCATTTTTTATAGAAATCCAAGGGAGTAAAAATGCCGCGAAAGTATGCAGATTATTCGAAGACATATGTTTACCTACTAACTTTTAAAACTCCAACAATTCCAGACTCCTATATTTCGTATACTACCAACCTAACACAACGCAAGTACAAGCATAAGCGCGAGACTTTGGATCTTTCCTATCAAACCAAACTTTACCAATGTATTCGGAAGAATGGCGGATGGACAAATTGGAAGTGTACCATTCTGGAAGAATGTTCTTGTTTCAATGAAAATGACGCCAAGGAACGCGTCAATTCCTATATTTCTAAAATGAAGCCGACCTTAAATGATGATAATAGTACCGTCATTGATGCAATTAACCATTCCACTCAACCGAGATTTCCTGATTTTAAACCAAATATTTTCGCCGGTGAAATGAACGCAACGTTTGCAACACCCAGTTTTGAAGGGGCGGATTTTGGCGGCGATTCCAATTCTACTCTACCATCCATACTTCATAGAAAACCTACTTCTAATAATGCACACCAGTATATCTGCATTTGTAAAAAGTCATACGCGCACCGATCTAGCTACTATAAACACACCTCTACGTGTCTTCAATTCCAACACAGCCAATCCGCCTCTAAAATCGGTAGTCCGAATCCAGACGCTTTGCTTAACTCTGTCTCTGTTTCAATTATATCTACTACGACAACTACCACAACTACACGGTCAACCGTGTCGACATTACCAATCATCAATAATATAGAATACACCGACGGGGGCAACGACGGGGGCAACGACGGGGGCAACGACGACGACGATGACAATCGCATCGTTCGCTATCGTTTCAAATCTAAAAAAAACACGGACGAAATGAATACATCAACCCCCGAAACCTTCCATTATTCCAACCTTCCAGAAACAACGGAATTAATTATGCAAATAACCGAGAAAAATGACGATACGACGAATCATAGCTATGGCGATGAAACATCCCAACATTCGCATTTATTAAAGCCCGAATATGAACCGAACGACGACGATGATGACGTTTCCGCGATGACAGGAACATCCTCTGATGCAACCTCGTCGGTAGTCTCTGAACTCTTGGCCGAACAAAATGAGAAACTCAAGGATTATATCCGTAAAATGATTTCGGCACTTACTACTAGCAAGAAACGAAACAAGAAATCTCTCGTCAATTCTCTCGTATTCGAGTTATTAGACCAGAATAAAACCCTCCAAAACCAAATCATCGAATTAAGCAAGGAGCGCAATATCATCGTCAATAATACGAACAACAATCAGTTCAATCTTAACTTTTTCCTTAACGAACAATGTAAAGACGCGGTCAATCTCTCGGATTTTGTAGATTCTCTCGAAATAACAATGGACGACCTAACTTATACGCGGAATCAGGGCCTCGTTGAAGGAATTAGCAAGGTTATGATTGACGGATTGAAACAAATTGACCTTTATAAACGCCCGATTCATTGTACCGACCAGAAGCGAGATACAATTTATGTGCGCGACAATCACCAATGGGCGAGAGATGAAGGGAATGCACGTATGCGTCGGGCATTTGTTGATATTGCTAATAAAGAATACTTTGCAATCAAAAAATGGATGGATTTACACCCGGGATGGGAGACGAATAGCCAATTACAGGATTTTCATCATAAGATGGTTCGGAATGTCCTTCACGAAATCAAGGATGACCCGATTGGTGAACGTAAGATTATGAAAAGCGTTGAACGAGAGATTTTCATTGAGAAGTGATAATGAATGCAATGAATGCAATGAATGCAATGAATTATAATAAATAACGCCCCCAGCTATGACCTCTACCAGGTTCGCAGTCTTCACTTCCGAGTTCTTCAATAATGTTATTCATAATACAATCAGTCCATGCACGAGTTGGACCATAATTCCACCCCCGGAGCCAATTTGTATTTTTGATGATATCATCCATAATGACAATTGTATGTGTATGCGCGAGACTCCTACAATTTACAATGTCCCCGTATGCGATTGGATAATCGTGTCCTCCATCAATAAATATAACATCAAATGGTTTCGCAGTTTTTGAATATTCTGGAACCGTCTGTAGACTATCTCCAATGATTAGCGTATGTCTATTGGGGTACTTATTATCGATAAATGCTTTACCATGTTTGAGGTAGTCATGACGCCCTATGTCAAAACTAACAACTTCCACGTCGAGATTGGATGAAAGAAACAATTCCGCGGAATGTCCTCCATTAAACCCGATTTCCATAACACGTTTTATCGACGGAAAACTTACCGATCTTCTTAGGAATGTGATTTGTCCTGGAATTTGTTGAGAATAACCCTCGGTAGGTATAATATTATTCTTTTTGAAATATTCGTTCAAGCTACTCATACAAATAATGGGGCAATTATATAATATAATATAAATTATGATTCATACTTTATATTGTATTTTCGGGTTCAATCAAGGATGACCCCGATTGGTGAACGTAAGATTATGAAAAGCGTTGAACGAGAGATTTTCATCGTATGATTATAGTATATTATTCCGCTATTCCCTATAACGAGCAAGTCTAAAACTTCGACCCGATAACCTCATTCGCGGCCATTGGTTCAAATGACATCATCCCACCGGGCATACCTGCGCCAACATTTTGTGCATATGTGCTGTTAAAATGCTGGGTCTGTTGTGATGCTTGTGAGAGACCATAATCTGCAGTTCCTGTACGGTTCGTCGTTAGAACTGGATTCGGCGGTGCCATTCCGCCACCAACCATTCCACCGGGCATACCTCCAGCGTAAGGCTGCGACAAGGGTTGTGTTATACGAACTGTTCCACCATTGCCGCCTTGTGCGCCGTTTGCAGCACCACCCGCAGTTCCATTATAACTTGACTCTCCGCCTAAGAGTTCGATCGTGCGCTCCACCAGAATCTGGACCTTCTCACCTAATTTTGTCTTAATACTCAAGAGAATCATCAATATTCCTAAAATGGTAGTGGTGAAGTTGAACTCGCTGTATCTGTATCCAGAATACGTAGGAACATATGTTATCAACCGATGAATAAAGTAAATAAACACGAACATAAAGAGAATTTGACCTATGATTTCCACTAAAATCATCAACGTGGCCTTGTGGTCATCTGGTTCGGGGACATAGGTGCGAACCAAATACAACATAATTAAAATAGGGACGAATCCTATAATGGTATATTGGACGATATTCAAAATAACGCCTTGTTGCTGTTCATCTAAACGGAATACATGGTCCACAAATGAACTACCTCGCTTTGACCCTTCTTTTACCGTTTCTTCAAATGCCTCCATTGTTGGGTATATATAATGGGAATAATATTATTTATAGACGGATTGAAATGGAATTAAACATTTATGAATCATTAGTGTATCCATTCCGTTCCGTTCCGTTATGATTCGCAATTTTGCTCGTATGAATAGCATCCCTCGCTATCGCGTCGAAGTCGCAGAACATACCATAGAACCCAAGAATAACGCCGAATCAGAGTCGATGTCTCTACCAACACCCCAACGTTCGATCTTTACTCTTATTTCGGTTCCATCTCCTACCGTATACACTCATCCACACGAGGAGTATCAATACCTAAATCTAATCCACGATATTATGCAACAAAATGAAGAATATATTAGTCGTAATGGAACCACAATTTCAGTGTTTGGCGCCGGAATGGTATTCTCTCTCGAGCAAGGCCGAATCCCTATTCTTACTACAAAGAAAATGGCCTGGAAAACGTGTCTAAAAGAATTATTATGGTTTATTCAGGGGAAAACAGATAACCGCTTATTGCAACAAGTCGGAGTCCATATCTGGGACGATAATGCATCACCCGATTTCCTTGCTTCCCGCGGATTGTCGCACCGTGCAGAGGGCGACCTTGGCCCGATATATGGTCATCAATGGCGCCATTTTAATGCGAAATATGAAAACCACGAGACGGATTATACGGGACAAGGTGTAGACCAATTGGCCGAGATTATTCGGTGCTTGAAGGACCCCGTCGAGAGATTTTCGCGCAGGTTAGTTATGTCGGCGTGGAATCCGTGCCAACTCGACGAAATGGCTCTTCCGCCGTGCCATATTTTATGCCAATTTAATGTTGACCGTAATAATCGCCTGTCATGTGCATTATACCAGCGAAGCGGTGATGTGGGATTAGGTGTTCCATTCAATATTGCATCCTATAGTTTTCTAACACACCTTCTAGCCAAACATTGCGGATTAGTTTCACACGAATTCGTGTATTATTTAGGAAACGCACATATCTACGATGACCATATTGAAGCATTAAAACCGCAATTATTACGAACCCCGAACGCATTTCCTCGGGCTGAAATATCCGTTTTGAGAGAAAATATCGATGATTATACAATCGACGATTTTAAGGTATTGAATTATCAATGTTTTGACACGATACCAATGAAAATGCGAAAATAATATAGAAATAATGTGTTATTACATTCTATAATCTTTCGCGGACATATAACTTAACGATATAATAATGAGTGGGAGTGCGGCATTATCTGCTGCGCGAAAACGTAGAGCTTCCGGCGGCGGCCCGATTATGAATAACGCGGCGGGGACGGCACCTGCAACATATTATGGTAGAGGACAACCCTCCGCAATTCAGGGGGGTGGGGCGAATGATCCTCAAAATTATATACAATCATATCCTCAAAACAGACCGAGAGATGTAGCAGCCCCCTCGCCATCGATGAATATTTACGAAAATATCGAATTAATCAAGCAGCAACTAGAGGAACGCACCAAGAAAATACAGAGGGAGGGAGCCACCATTCCTCCGGAACAATTGCGAATGTTGCAAAAACAAAACGAGATTCAAACCCAGATTCTTAAGCAGAAAATGATGATTGCCAAACAAATGGAATCGGCTGAAGGCAAACTGGTGTCGGGTCCATCGCCGATGATCAATGAACCCGAGTTTATTTATGAAAAGGGAGTTCCGCGAAAGAACCCGAAATATATGAACAAAAATGAAATGGTACCGCAGCAGCAGCAGCAGCAGCAGCAGCAGCAGCAGCCGCAGACACCGGCGGCAAATAGGGGTGTACCACCGCAGCAGGACAATGTTTTTCTTACACCCTTTGTGAGTATGTTTTCGGATACGGGTGCAATCCCGCCGCCCATTGTCGTATTGAAATCACACGATGCGAAGATAGAAGAACATAATAATCTACTACACGATATTGTGGACCAAATTGTTGAACTACAAAAGAACCGCCAGGCGGTTGCCACTGTCGGGGCAACTATGATGAAAACAGACGCGGCTACCAACGATGTTGATAACGTCGACGAGAATGACGAGAATGACGAGGAACTTCTGATGGATGTTGTTATGAGCGACTTGACGAATAGTCGTGAATTCGTGGAAGGAATCGTTAACAAGATCGTGAACGAGACAAACCTATCCGAGGTTATTATGAAGATTGAACCGCTGGTAAAGGAGAATCAAGAGCTGCGGTCTCTCATATACTCACAGCAACAAATGATGAATGAAATGAATACGATGCTTCTTCGTTTGCTCAATAAAGAAAGTACTAGTACCACCTCGGAAGAAATGTCGACCGCCAACCAGCAATGCACATATCACGATAATGGATTAGATGGTGATGGGTTGTATCAATCAGAAACAACCGAAATTGTATTACCGCATTATGATGCGGAAGTAATCATAGAAGTGAATAAGGTCGTCGTTATGGAGGGGGTGGCAGAGGAGGAGGAAGCGGCAGCGGCAGCGGAGGAGGAGGCAACGGAGGAGGAGGCAACGGAGGAGGAAGCGGCACCGGCAACAGAGGCGGAACCCGTATTATCCACAGTATCTCCGAGGTCCCAAGACGAAGACTATTCTAGTCCACATTTTCCGGACCCAATCTCGTTAATTGTGCGCGACATCGACCATAGCGACAACGCGTAAATAAAAAGAAGTATAAATATGAATATCTAGTAGTATTCATATTTACAATGCTTATCGTATCTATTTTAATTTTCTGTATTGTATTATTTTTATATCTTCATATTCATTTTCATTTGAAACGAAGTAATGATTTAGAAGTATATGAAATCGACCAACCGTCGAAACAGCGCCTTGAAGAAGTATGTGATATACGACAACCAACCACATTCGAATATTATAATGAGCAAATTATTAGCCAATTATCATACCAGGCAATTTACAATAGTTATCGCGCATTTGACGTCAACATTCGTGATGTTTCAAAAATGCCAATGTCCCCGTCATCGCCCCTCTCCTCCGAAGACAGCAAGAATCCGCAAAATAATTCATCCGGCGACCAAGATTTTGTTTTATATATTCCGGTTGCATTCAAACTCGCAAGTGAAGCCCTAAAAACGGACACTGAAGCGAAATATATGAGTGAAAATAATGGCGATTTTATAGAAGAAACCGGGTTGATTAAAACATTTCAACTCAATGACGATTTCCTGCGACCTTATATGGTATCAAAGTGTATGTACGATATCTATATGGCGTCAACCAACACCGTTTCACCTCTTCGATATGATGTCAACTACCGCAACTACCTTCTAGTTTCACAAGGAAGTATTCGTATTATGTTAATCCCGCCGAAGGATACGCGATATTTACACGTAATTAACGATTATGATATATTCGAGTTCAGATCACCGGTTAACCCGTGGAAGGTTCAACCGGAATATCAGGATGATTTCGATAAAATAAAAACATTGGAAGTTGAGCTATATCAAGGAATGGCGATATTTATTCCGGCGTATTGGTGGTATAGTATCAAATTTATTGGAAGTGAAACCAGTGTATGTTCCTTTAAGTATCGAACATATATGAACACAATTTCTATAATGCCACAAATGATAATGAGCGCCCTTCAAAATATCAATACGAAACGCGACACCATTGAAAAACGCGCAATCGGTAAAACGCAGATTCAGCGTAGTACAACAACTGCGACCAAATCCGCGCAGCCGGTTCCGCAGCCGTCAGACAATAAAGACGAGTATTCTCCGTCGATAGATGAACAATATTTACCAAAGTCGGTGCGAGGTAATAACAGTAATCCATACAATATAATGAATGCAATGACAGATTCAGTCCCAAAACTAAATAGTGTATCTATACGGTCGGACCCAGAGCCGATGCCGGTATCAACGGTTGCAGTCGCCGCTGGTTCGACACAACAGAGTGAAACCCTGCCATCACATACGCCTGAATTAGAAACGGTTATTGCTTCTATCCCTGCATCCGATTTCACGCCTTCACAAAAAGAAGTTAGAATTACATCATCTTAACCAACTAGTGATATTTGATTGAGTAATTCGCATACTTCAAGAATAGAAATCGACTCAGGCGAAAGCATTTTTGTAAATAATGTGTTGAGTTTTTTGTCTGCTACAACATTCAAAATCAATGAAGATACATATCCGTCTTTCGTAAAGAAATAAACCGGGTATTTGTGATAATAATTGTAAAAATCCCGGTAAATATACATTGTTATAAATATAATACCGAGAGACCACACATCGTGTTTCAAATATTGCTTTTTCCAATTGTATTTACTAGACCGATTTGTGTCGTGGTTATTTTTGAACTCAGGATGACAATATGGAATTGTTCCACCGGTTCCGTATCCAGTATTATTTATTCCAGATAACCCAAAATCTATAAGATAGACCGTGAAATTGGAACATTTGTTGGAATGATTTAATTTAAACCCGTCGTTTTCTTTTACGAGAATATTGTCAGGTTTTATATCCCCGTGTACAATATCATCGGTGTGTAAATCACGAATCAAATATGCACATTTACGAAATAGTGTAATGAAGAAGGAGTATTGAATACTAGAAAATTGGTTGTATACCTGAGCGCCCATATTGTTCCTGACCCAACTATATAATTGCTCTGTATCCTTAACATAATATTGAATGCTGAATGAAATTGTATTGTCACGAAGTTGGTTGTAATACGAACGCGCGGTGGCTGCATCGAATTGATGCAAATCATCCTCATCCATATAACGGCATTCGCAAGTGGCTGCATCATAACAGTCGCATATATTATTCTTTGCGTCTCGTTTGACATTCATATAAATCAAAAAAGGCATAATGATATCTTTTTGCGACGACGATGTAAAGGCGGATACTGCATCATTTTCATTTATAAAACTATAGGGGGAATCATCAATCCGTATAATATAATCATTGAATCGGTACACGCCGAGAGAATGGGCCGTTCTTGATGCGCGATATGTCTTTTTTTCTACAAACAATCGGTTATAATTATTACACGCGATAATAATATACAGGATGCGTATTTTTATTTGTACAATATTTGATGCGTCTGGTATTTTTTGAATAAGAGCTTCAAATCGGGGTTCTAATACAAGGTTGGTTATATCAATACCTTGCAGATTCATTATGTTAACTAGACCTTGTAATTCATAATCTTCGTTGAATACTGTATCGGTTATTTCTATTCCGAAAAAGGTGTGTATTTTTTCTGGTGGCGGGGGTGGAGGTGGGGGTGAGGGCGAGGGCGAGGGCGAAGCGGCGGGTGGGGTCAGAGGAGCGATGGCGGGTTCATCCTCGGTATCATTGTCAGTTTCATCAAGTATTTCCGACCCCATAACTACTACTTGGTATCGGTCTTTTCTTTTTAAACGGTCTCTATGTTCTAATTTTACGTATAAAATATCTCTTAGTTTTGAAAAAAATGATAACATATATAGATTGTATGGATATATACTTTTGTATGGATATATATCTATATATGTTAGAATGAAGTGCGTGTGAATAGACACGATGAACTAGGACTACAATCCGCCAAATGTGCTTTCCTGGCAATAGGTTATGTATAAAAATCCGTCAGGGTCCTTATTTGTATCATACACCGGCCCGACAATAGATGTTATGGGATATAATTTATTATTGATGAACATATACAGTGCTTTTTCCGAAGGGAACTTGATGCGTTTGCGAATAATTTGTTGAAGTTGAAGTAGTGTTAATTCTCTCGGAGTTATATATTTGGATTTGTCGATTGGGTACTCATCGCGGTCATTTTTAGATGGCTGAATGATGATAGGGACGCGGTCTGGATACTTTTCAAGAATAAATTGTGATTTTTTCACGCGTTCTAAAGTATCGTTTGTTGCGAATGTAGCGGAGGGTGTATATGATGCAACGACATTTGTGGAAACGGGTGGAATGGTCGTCGTAGTCGTTGCATATAATGTTTGAGGAGGAGATGAATATGACGTAGCAAACGGATTCATTTGAATATATGTAATAAAATACTTCTATATAAGAATTATCTAAAATATATCATAAAGTAATTCACTTAATGAGAAATTGAAATCTATTTATAATGTTTACTGTATTGTATCCATTGGCGAATGAAAGCAACATCCGCATTTTCCCACGATATACGGCGTTATACAACGGTTGTGAAGAAATTGCCGATAAATGATGATGCGTTGGTGGCGGCAATGGCGCCTCTTCAGCCTCCGCCTCCGCCTTCGCCTTCGCCTCCGCTTCCTGAAATAACTCTTGCGCCGACGGAAGCAAACACCTCGTCATCATCAATTCAAGACCAAATGTCGCCAGAACAACAACTCGCATTTGCCAAATACAAGTCCGGGCAGAATGTATTTATAACTGGCCCTGGTGGAACCGGAAAGTCGGCGCTTATTCGAGAGATTTATAAATACGCAATGGAGCGTGAACATAATATACAAGTATGTGCGCTTACAGGATGCGCGGCAGTTATGCTAGATTGCAAAGCAAAAACGATTCATTCGTGGGCGGGAATTGGACTCGCCAATGGCGATATCGACCAGATTGTTCAGCGAGTTGATAAGAACTTTTTGAAAAAGAGAGACTGGCGAAAAACGCGAACACTCATTGTCGACGAAGTGAGTATGATGTCGAAACGCCTCTTTGACATATTGAATACTGTTGGTAGGTCGGCGCGCAATTGTCATTCTCGTCCATTTGGCGGAATACAACTTATATTTTGCGGCGATTTCTATCAACTTCCGCCAGTAGGCGTCAATACTGAAGACCCCGATAATGCGCGGTTTTGTTTTGAAAGCGAGAGTTGGTTTGCAACCTTTCCAAAAGAAAACCACATTCAACTAAAACAAATCTTCCGGCAAAATGATCCCGTTTATTGTCAAATATTGAACCAGGTGCGCGAGGGACGTATAACGCGTCGTACAGATGAGATACTTCGTTCACGCGTCGGGGTTGTATTGCCGGATGTGTCGGAAGACGGGACTCCGCAAACCAAACCCACGATTTTATATGCGACGAGATCGCGGGTTGACGAAATCAATCGTCTTGAAATGGACAAACTTGCGATTTTGGACCCGGATAGTCCAGTCTATAAATATGAACTGAAATATGAAACGAATATACCCTTGTCGGATAAAGAACGGCATATACGAACCGCGCATACCCAGGACCGAATACGGTCAGAACTAGCATCTCTGAAGAATAGTATTTTGTGTGATGATATTGTGCATTTGAGAGTTGGTGCACAAGTTATGTGTGTTGTGAATATGGACGAATCCTTAACGAGTTCAAAGACGCCAATATGTAATGGGAGTCAGGGGGTTATTATTCGCATGTCGGACGCATCATCAACTATAGCTGGGATACCACTTCCGGTGGTAAGGTTTAATAATGGATTGGAGATGACAGTGAATTATCATACGTGGGTGAGTGAAAATATTCCTGGAATCGGTGTATCACAAATACCGCTGATTCTCGCTTGGGCGATTACAATACATAAGAGTCAAGGTGCGACGTTAGACCGATGTATTATCGATATTGGCGCCGGTGTGTTTGAAGCAGGGCAAAGTTATGTTGCATTATCGAGGATTCGTTCATTAGAAGGTGTCAGCATTATGAGTTATGATGTATCTAGAATACTGGTAAATAAACGCGTCAAGGCGTTTTATACCGAGTTAGGTTGACTGAGAGAAACAGCGGAAGAAAAAATGGAAAAAAATGGAAAAATGGAAAAAAGTAGAGAAGACGAAAAAGAAGAGCGAAATGAAAAAAATTGAAATGCTAGAAAAGAAAAAAGGAGAGTAGTAGCCTATCTTACAAGGAACACAAGAACAAATGTTGAGTATATTGAGAGCGTTGAAGACGATAACTGGAAAGGAGGAATCCGAGTTGAGAATACTGATGAAGGCGGAATTGGACGAAATGGAGCGAGAGGTCGTGGCGATGAAGAAGTTATTGGAGGTAAGTTCTGTGGTGGAAAAATCAAAAGGAAAGGTGAGTAGTGGTGGCGGAAGAAAGAAAGCACAAGCACCTGCACCGACGGCGGCACTTGCACCAGAAAATGCACAAGAAAATGCACCGGCACTTGCACAAGAAAATGCACCGGCACTTGCACAAGAAAATGCACAAGAAAATGCACAAGAAAATGCACAAGAAAATGCACAAGAAAATGCACAAGAAAATGAAGCACAATCACCATCTGCCGCACCAGAAAATGCAAATGCACAAGAAAATGAATCACAATCACCATTTGCCGCACCAGAAGAAAAAGACGTCGTACAAAAGAAAAAACCTGCTAAAGAAGTGAAGGAGAAGACCCCGAAAGAGCCGAAGGCGCCCAAAGAAGTGAAGGAGAAGACCCCGAAAGAGCCGAAGGCGCCCAAAGAGGTCAAAGAGAAGACCCCGAAAGAGCCGAAGGCTCCCAAAGAAGTGAAGGAGAAGACCCCGAAAGAGCCGAAGGCGCCCAAAGAGGTCAAAGAAAAAGCCCCGAAGAAGGAGCCGAAGAAGCAGCAGGAGCAACCCTTGAATGAAGAAGAGAAGGCTGTCGCCGAGGAGAAGGTTGTCGCCGAGAAGGAGTTGGAAAGGAACCCTACCGTGGAGGATGTGGTGGAAGAAGAAGAGGAAGTCGAAGTGGAAGAGATTGAATACGACGGAGTAAAGTACTTTCGTTCGTCAACTGGGATCATCTACGACATCGAGACGAGCGAAGAGATTGGCCGATGGAACGAAGCCACGAAGGGCATCGAAGTGGAGTAAGCGGAGTTCGGAACGGTTCGGAGTGCGGAGTAGAGAGGTGGAGGTAAGCGAGGTAAGTATTTTTTTATTACACAAAGAAGTGTGGAATAAAAAGAGAGGGTGGTTTCTATGACTACTTGCATTATTAAATACTAACTTTATCAAACATACACACATGTAATACTTGATAATTTTTTTCTGGAATTCCCACTGATAAACATATGTCTCTTGCTTTTTGTTCTGTAATCGAACTATCAAGACTACCCGCATAAATAAAAGGTTGTAATAATGCTGGTTTAATACCTTCTGTAGAGATTTCGAGTTGAATAGCACGTATAATTGGTTCTATAGGCGTGCATGCGTCTAAATGTGTCATAAATTTTTTAGTGCCAAGAATCATCGCTAATCCAGTACAAGTTGCTAATCCACTAGTAGATAAAGTACCTTTTTCAATTCTATATTTTGATTGGTCCACGTGTGTTGGGTCTTTTACTATGAGTTGACCAAATACTGCAATATTGTCTATACAAGGTCTTTGGTCATAAACATATGTAGCCATAGATACATTTACAGGTTCTCCATCAACATTATAATACGTGTACGGTCTAACTAAAAAAAACTCTGCTTGTAAAGTGTCGCTTGTTAACCCAAATCTACCACCTAATTTAATCCATTCATCATATTTTCCTTTCGCTTTTAATTCGTCAATTATTTCTTGGAATGTCTTTCCCCCGCCAATCATTTTTTTATTTCTCCTTGTTTTATTTTTTTTATTATATTCTTCTTGCGATATTCGTTTTTTTTCGCCATTTCTTTTTAATTTGTAAAAATAACCCTTTTTGGTTTTTAAGTATTCGACCATTTTATTATATATATATGGAAAAAGATTAGTGTCGTTGGTGAGGAGGTATAAAGGGATGAAGGTGGATGTAGAGGAAGAGGAAGAAAAAAGAGGTGTAAAAAAAAAGGAGCGGATAGCTCCAGTGTGGTTGTTCCCCCGACGGGTTTCGATCCCGTGGCCTCCGGATTATTAGTCATAACCATCATCAAGTCGTACCTACGGTAGGTAAAGTGGTAGATGACGGTGTTTAACGGCGCGCTTCCTCTGCGCTACGAGGGAGAAGGATACACATAACCGCCACAGTGAGTTATGGACTTAGTTTTAATAGAGACGTCGCGAAGTATTGACGGGCTGAATCTGAAATGCAGCCGGAAGGATGAGAGTGCCGGTGGTAGGTTTCGATCCTACGTCCTCCCCGTTATGAGCGGATAACCATCCCCAGTTCGGCCCGTAAAAGGCGATGAGGGGTTAGGGGACGGGTGTTTAGGCGCTCTTCCGCTGAGCTACACCGGCGAATACTACGTTTAACGTCCAGTTCGACGGAGAGTTATGAAATGTTGAACTCTCACAAAGACTACGTTTAGAGGCGTCGGCGAATGCCGTGCCGGGTCCAGCTAGACCACACAGGAATGTAATACCCCCTACACGTTTCGATCGTGTGACCCCCAAGTTATGAGCCTGGGTGCTCTGCCGCTGAGCTAAAGGGGTGAATGTTGCTGTAGAGACAGCGAGTGCAGCTTCTGATAAAGCTACGAATGATAAATACCGGAAATTGGATTCGAACCAATGACCTCGGGGTTATGAGCCCCGCGCGCTAGCCACTGCGCCATCCCGGTGAGTGTTGCTGTATAGACAGCGGGTGCAGCTTCTGATAAAGCTGCGAATGATAAATACCGACAACAGGCTTCGATCCTGTGTCCTCGAGGTTATGAGCCTCGCGCGCTGCCACTGCGCCATGTCGGTTAGTTTGTTTGCTCTAGCTGTATCGTAGCTTGAGCTATAACGGAGACATTGATAGTGAGAATCGAACTCACGACCTTGGACCGGAAGTCCATCTCTACCTCTGAGTTATATCAACATCACACCAGCTTCTGTAAAACTGGCAAAGGATGAATACCGGAAATTGGATTCGAACCAATGACCTCGGAGTTATGAGCCCCGCGCGCTCACCGCTGCGCCATCCCGGTTGTGTTGCTGTAGAGACAGCGGTGGCGTGTTCTGATAAACCCGCCCGAATGATAAATACCGACAACAGGTTTCGATCCTGTGTCCTCAAGGTTATGAGCCTTGCGCGCTAGCCGCTGCGCCATGTCGGTTAATTGTTGCTGTTATGACAGCGAGTGCAGCTTCTGATAAAGCTACGAATGAGTAATACCCCCTACAGGTGTTGATCCTGTTACCTCACGGTTATGAGCCGTGCGCTCTTCCGATGAGCTAAGGCGGTTAGTGGTGCTGTGTAGACAGCGGTGGCGTGTTCTGATAAACCCGCCTGAATGATAAATACCGGGGGTACGTTTCGATCGTACGACCTCGAGGTTATGAGCCCCGCGCGCTGCCCCTGCGCTACCCCGGTTAGTGTTGCTCTTGTTTAGGGTCGCTAGAGCTATGACCATCGGTTTCTGAAAAGCCGACAAATGGTAAATACCGGAAGTTGGGTTTGAACCAACGACCTCGGGATTATGAGTCCCGCGCGCTTCCTCTGCGCCATCCCGGTAGTGTATACAAGACACCGAGTACATTAAAGCCCGAGTGTCAGGACCCATCGTATTACATTAAAGACACGAGGGTGATATATATGGAAAAGAGAAAAAAAAGAATCAATTTTATGGTAAGATAGAGAGAAAGAGCGTATCATAAAAAAAGTG